CGGGTACGGAGAAGGACGCGCGCTCGGGGCGAAGGACGCGAAGGCCGCGGGGCTCATCGATCGCATCGACACGATGGACGCCACCCTCGGGCGCCTGGTCGGACGGACACGCGCCGGCGGTCTGAAGGCAGAGCTCGAGGACCCCACGCTCGGACAGGCCGACGGCGACGATGGCCGCGACGACGAGCGTGCACGGAGACGGCGGCTGCTGTAACCCGGAACGGGAAGGAACGACACATGGACTTACTCATCGGCCTCGTGCTACTCGTGCTCGTGTTGGCCGCGATCGGCTTTCTGGTGCATCTCATCACGACGAAGATCGCGATGGATGACACGTTCAAGCAGCTGATCCAGTTGGCGGTCGTCGTCGTGGTGGTCCTGTACTTGTTGGGCGTCATCGTGGGTCGGTTACCGCTGCCGAGCCTCCCCTTCGGCAGGGGCTGACGGTGAGCCGACCGAATCGTGCGGAAGCGCCGAGCCTGGACTTTCATCTCCGCCTTTCCCCTGAGGAACGGGAGCGCGTCGACCAGGCCGCGGACGCCAATCATCAGACCCCCAGCGAATTTGGCCGGGAAGCGCTGATCACGGCCGCTGACGAATGCCTCGAACGCCGCCCGCCGATCGTTTCGTAGCCGGAAACTCTCCCGACCCCTCATCCTGATCGAGTAACGCGACTCCGTTGAGGCGCGTGTTGATCGAGTCCTCTCGCGCGATATCTGCGCCGAAGGTCTCGCTGAACACGCGCCTTTTTGTTTGGGTCGCCAAGGTACTTCGCGAGGAGCGAGACGCCCATGAGATTCACGACCCTGCCGTTCCTGCTCGCGTTTATGGCCGGCCTACTGGCGATGACGCCGCTGGACATTTACGACATCCACGCGCGGAACCACGGCACCGAGCAGACCGAGCCTTGGCGCGCGACGCGATCCTCGATGTCTTGTGTCGGACGCCTGGTCACGGTCGCCACGGGGCTGCGGGATTGGCTGGCCGGTGCGGCGAACTGGTCGCTACTCACTAGTCAAGTCGGCGCGGTCGGGAAGATCAACGAGCTGATCCAGGCCGAAAAAGACAACGCCGCGGCCATCACGAAGCTGAAGAAGGAAGGCCGCACGCTCGACGCGATCGTGGCCAAAGACCGCACCCCCGAACAGGGGACCCGGTTTGCCGCGATCCTCCCTGAACTCAGCGCCCTCGAGGACGCACGCGACGAGATCGTGGCGAACCTCGAGATTTCGAAGCGTCTGCAGGACACCGAACGCCACAGCACCACGGTCATCGACCTGGGCAAAGACCACGCCTCCGAGCGCGTCTGGGGCCCGACGCTCCACAGCGACGCGACGCCGGAGATGAAAGTGCAAGCGAACCAGGCCGCGCTCGGCGAGTTCGCGATCGCGGTCAAGAACGCCATGAGCGGCACGGGCTTCGACCCGCGGCTCGCGGCGGCGGCGACCGGCATGGGCACGGCGGTCCCGTCCGACGGCGGCTTTGCGGTCCCGATCGAAGTCGCGGCCGGCATCGAGCGCGACATGTTCGCGGTCGGGGATCTCCTCGGCCGGGTGGATGCGCGGACGATCTCAGGCGACAGCATCGCCTACAACGTCGTCGACGAAACCTCCCGCGCGGACGGCTCACGTCAGGGCGGCGTCCGGTACTACTGGGTCGATCAGGGCACCGCGCCCTCGGCCTCGCAGACCAAACTGGCCCGCGTCGAACTGAAGCTCCGCAAGGTCGGCACCCTCGGCTACATGACCGACGAGCTCGTGGAAGACGCGGCGGCGCTCGGCGGCGAGCTCCAGTCGATGTTCGAAGACGAGCTGATCTTCGGCGTGGAAGTCGCCATCACGGAAGGCTCCGGCGCCGGGATGCCGCTCGGCTATCTCAACTGCGCGTGTCAGGTGAGCGTCGCGAAAGAGACCGGGCAGGCCGCGGCCACGATCAACACCTCGAATCTCTCGAAGATGTGGGCCCGGATGGCCGCGCGCGACAAGAAGAACAGCGTGTGGCTGATCAACGGCGACACCGGCCCGCAGCTCGATCTGTTGAGCATCCCGGTCGGCGCCGGCGCGCTCGAGCCCCGGTTCGTGAACTACAACAACGAAGGCATCCTCACGATCAAAGGGCGGCCCGTCGTCGAGACCGAATACAACGCCACGCTCGGCACGGTCGGCGACATCGTCCTGATCAACCTGAAGAAGTACCGCCTGATTCGCAAGGGCGGCGTGCAGCAGGCCTCCTCGATTCACGTCCGCTTCACCCAGGGCGAGCAGACCTTCCGCGCCTTCTATCGCGTCGACGGCCAGATGGTGCCGCGCGCCCCGCTGACCCCGTACAAGGGCGGCGCCAACACCCTGAGCCCCGTCGTGGTGCTCGCGACTCGCGCGTAAGGGGAGTAGACACATGAGACAGAGTGAATCGTCCGCGTTTGTTCCCCTCTTCGAGCCCAAGGACAAAGGGGCCTCGGCGTACGTCAGTGACGCCGTCGACCTCGGGTTGTTCCACGGCTTCACGGCGTATCTGAGCTTCGGCGCCATCACCGCCGATTCCGTGCTGACGGTCTACGCGGATTTGACCGCGGCGCTGGCGACGTCGCTGACGACCGCCATCGCCTTCAAGTACCGCCTCTCGGCGGCCGACTTCAAGGTGGCCCTGGCCGATCAGTGGGGCGACCCCGTCAGTGTGGCCGCGACCGGCCTCACGCTGACCGCGGCCAGCTTCGACCACCGCACGATCGCGATCGAGATCGACCCCGACACCCTCGTCGCGGGCGCGCACTGGGTCACGTTCAACTTCTCCTCGGTCGGGAATCCGTTGCTGATGTCCGGCATCGGCGTCGGCGAGTCGCGGTACCCGGGGCATCTGATTCCGTCGGCGCTGTAACGCGCGCGTCAGGGTAGGAGCGGCTGGATGTATACGAATCAATCGCGCGACGTCTTCACGACGATGGGCATGGGCTTCCATGCCGTCAAGACGGACGCGAATTTGCCGCAGGGCACGACCCAGGATCTGTTCCTGGTCTCGGGCGGGCGCGTGCTCGTGACGTTGCTGATCGGCCAGGTCGGCACGATCCTCGGCGCGACCGCGAACGATCTCGCGATCTGGTCCGACCCGACCGCGACTGGCACCACCTACATCATCGCGTCCGCCGTCGAAGGCAACGCGCTGCAGGCGAACAGCCTCCTCGTCGTCGAAGGCGACGGGACGGCGCTGGTCATCACCGGCCTCGCCGGCGCGGGCCCGATCATTTCCGGCACCGGGAAATGGGTCTGTCCGACCGGGACGATTCAGCTCAAAGCCGTCGCGTCGACCACCGGCACTACGAAGTGGGACCTCTGGTATTTCCCGCTGGACGAAGGCGCCGTCGTCGTCTCGGCGTAGCGCGCAACGACTTTGTAGGGAGAGCACGCACATGGATAGCACGCAACTCGCCAGCGCCGTTCGCTTACCGGCGGGGCGCTACGCGCAGACGCAGCCCCAAAGCAACGAAGTCTCCGAGCAGCTCGTCGCGCAGGGCTTGCCGAGCGGCACCGAGATGGTGCGCAAGGGACGGGCGTGGGGCACGATGACCGTGACCGCGGCCGCCGGGATCGTGGTTCGGCCCTCCACGCTCGCCGCGCTCGAGCTGTGGAACGGCTATCCCACCACCAACGTCGGGATGAGCCTGATCATTGACCGGCTCTTCTTCTTCAACCTCGTCTCGACGGCCGTCGTCGAGGGCTTCAGCGGCTGGGCGCAGGTCACCACGACCAAAGCGGCGCCGTCGACGGCCTCCTTGGCCGTGCGGGGCAACTCCGGCAAGCAGGGGTACGGCGGGTCGGTCATCAACGCGATCGGCACGACCGTGCTCGACAACGGCTGGTTCCCCTGGGGGAACGCCTACAACAAAGCCGCGGGCGGCGTCGTGCCGTTCGGAGCGATCTCGGCGGAAATCAACGGCCGCCTCATCGTGCCGCCGGGCAGCTCGCTCTGTCTGCATGTCGTGTCGTCCCTCGCGGGGGAAACCTTCACGATGGGCGCGATGTGGTACGAAGAGCTGCTCAGCGTCGAGTAGGCATGCGCGTCCGCATTCTCCAAGGAAACGCGACGGGCCAAGTGCAGGACGTCTGTCAGTCGGAGGGCGAGAACATGCTCACGACCGGCTTCGCGGAGCTCGCGCCGGCGGACGTCGTCGCGGCGCCCGAGCCGGCGATCGCCGCCGAGGACGATCCCGCGGCCTCCGGGGCCAGCCTCACCGACGAAGACACCAACGACTCGACGACCGAAACCCCGGAACCGGAGCCCGTGCCCGCGCGCGTGCGCCGACGATCCGCGAAGCCCAAGGCTGATCCCGCCACGAGTCGCAGGAAGCGGCGGTGAGCCGTGAGTCTGTCCCTCGTGACGGCGCCGGCGACCGAGCCGGTCACGGTCGCCGAACTCAAAGCCCATCTCCGCCTCGATAGCAGCGACGGCGAACCGCCCCCGACCCTGATCACCGCGGCGCTCGCGGCCGTGCCGATCGCCGGCAACCTCGAGAACGGGACGCACCGGTATCTGGCCACGTTCGTCACGGCCGACGGGGAAACGGACGCGGGCCTGGCAACGGCCGTGGTGACCGTCGCCGACAAGACCGTCAAC